TATCGCGGGCGACTTGAGTCGTCTGCGCAGTCTTGATAGCCTGAACGTCGTGCGCAACGGCCGCAATGTCCGCCATGATGCTAGACGCAGCAGCCCAATTTTTTGTCGCCACGGCGGCAATCATGTCGCCGGCCAACTTGTTCATGTCGGCCTGGGTAGTCGGCGCCTCCGGCAGCACCATGGCGATGGCGCCGAAAACTGCCGCCGCAACCCCATGCGCCATTATAGCGTTGCCGTTCACCAGATAGGTGACAACGCCGGCGGCAGTGCCGACGAAAAGACTGATACCGATGATGGTAGAGGGCTGCTGCACCCACGTTTTGAAACTCAATGGATTCTCCTGTTGTTTCAAGTTTGAGACACGGCACCGATCGGAGCGATAGAAGCCGCTGCGGCCAATTTGATCGCCAGTGCTGTGCAGATGTTTAGGCGGGCAAGCCAACCATTGCCATCCTCCGGGAATTTCCGATCACTGCGGTAATCGGCTTCCATCTTGTTGCGAATCTTGATAATGGACTGCCCTGGGGTTCCAAATCCCCTGAGCGCCAGAAGTGTGATCGGACCAATTTTCCCATCCACTCGGACGTCCAACATTCTCTGCAAGAGTATCGCGGCTGTCTCAGGACCGGCGTTGAGGGCGTGATCCGACAGCAGCACGTCCACGCCTGCCGGAAGGCCATCTCCGTTCACCACATTCCAGTAGTTCTCGTGAGAAATCTCCTTGATTTCTGACAGCCGAAGAAGATCGCGCATGTCGTCGGCGGTTAGGGTCTGGTCGTGACGCCAATCGCGCCATTCAGACAACTCGATGCCACGCCACGTCGGATTTTCCCGCGAGGGATCGTCGGCATTGAAGCCCCCCTCCTTGCCTCCTGGTGAGGTTTCGCTGACGCCGAATGCAAATTCACACCATGGATCAAACGATGATGCCGCCATATCACCCCTCCACCAGTTCTTCGGGCACGACGCCCGGTGTCATCGGAATAATTGGCAGGCGCCGACCTGCAAAGAACTTGCGTTCTTCCTCCATCCCGAACGAAATATCCCAACAAGATGCTCGCAACTGGATCATGCCGCATGCGCACTCCATCATCGGCGCGTCGGCGTTCAGCCAAATGGCGTGCGAATAGGGGTCGATGTGGCCGTGTTCGGCGATAGGATGACTGTGGGCGATCGGCGAATAGACCTTGACTCCGGCCACGAGAAGACGAGCGGCTTCCTGGCATGCCTGTTCGGCAGCGAGGATGCTGACGATCTCATCGAGGCTCGCGTCGTCAGTTTGTACATCTGGTGGCGTGTAGTCCCGCTGTGTGCCGTCTCGGGGCGCATCGGCCGCGCCCGTCAGCCCCCGCGCTTCGGCCGCCCGCCATCGCCGCAGCACTGCGTCGGGTTTCATCCCGAGTGCCGCCGCCGCCGCCCACACGGCTGATCTGTGGCCGGCGTGGACCCGTCCGCCCGGCGGCACGGCGCCCTGTGCCGCGGCATCCTGAACGGCTGCCACAGTGCGATGTAGTTCGGCGGCGGATAGGGGATGAGTTGCCATCAGGGGGGGGGCCCAAACCGATCACGGAGACGCTGGCGGCCCTCCGTTCTGGTGTCTCGCTCACGGCCTGAGCACTCCCGCGTGGAAAAGAATCAGCGTCACCAGTCCCCCGACCAGCGCAGGGACTACCCACGTCGCGAGTCGATTCGCGAACCCAAGCGCGCCCTGCCCACGCGCAAGTCGCATAGCAATATCAGTGGTTTGCGTCGCAAGTTCCTTGAACTTTTCGGAACTCCCTCGAAACCCCGATCAAGTTTTGTCTCAATGGTATCTATTCTTCGACTTGTAGCATCTTCTCCGCGTTCTACTTGCTTTTCCAGAGCGACAAGCTGACCCTTGACGAACTCAAGACGTTCCCCAAGAGAAAGAGGCTGAGAATACTGGTCATCTGCCATTGCGCATCCTTCCAACGGCGCCTTGCGCGTGGGCTCAGGTCGGCGGCACAGCCATGAGCGCGTTCACCTGGGCCTGGGTCATATATGACTTCGATACGCAATAGTTGAGCAGCGTCGCGAGGGCCGGTTGCGTCACATCGACTATGCCGCCGTTCGCCACCACACCGTTCATCCAAGCATTGTAGTTGTCTGCCAAGGTGGTATCGCTCACCATCTTGGACCACATGCCCAGGCGGATCGCCTGAGGTACCATAGCCATATACTGCGGCAGCGGCATCAACGGAGAAGGCGACGGGCTCGGCAAAACCCAGTCTGCTGGAGCCATACCAGAGAAGGCAGCATTTGCTTGAGCTTGACTGCACGGACCTATCGTAATTCCTCCGCGACCCCAAGAGCCGTCAGCGTTTTCGGTTACGGTCGCACCGAAGGCGTCGATGAATGTGGTCATTACAAGGCTCCTTGCGCAGTAGCGCCTATCCCACCCGTACCGCCAGTGACGCCAGATAGACCTGCGACGATGTGCCGGAGGGGATGGCCGTGGCCGCGATGAACGGCGGGGGCATCGGCTGCGCCCACACCGGCCCTGCCAGCGGCAGAAGAAGCCCAAGAGTGGGGAGAAGAAGTCTGCGCATTTTAACCTCTCAAAAGATGCAGACCACAGCCTGCTGTTGCTACCACGCCGTGGCGACGACGATTAATACGTGCTCAGCGCCGCGCGCTTCCAGGTGTTGGCAGCCGTGCAGGCGTAGACGTAATTGGCGTCCACGCCGACCTGCCCGGCCGTGCAGGTCGCATTGTCAGCAGGAGTGCCTGGCGTGACGCGCAGGGTATCGGCGGACACGCCTCCGGTCAGAGCCACGCCACCGCTGGTGAGATTGATGGCGCCAGTGCCCGCCGATATGGACATGGACGTGTTGAGTATCGCCGTCCCCGTCGCGGTCACATAGCCGGACCCGAACGTGACCGACGGCGCCGTCGTGTAGCCAGAGCCGCCGGCCGTGATCTGCGTCGTCGCGATGGACATGCCGAGACCGCTGGCGGACCCGAGCGTGGGCGGCGTAGTGCAGGTGCCGCCCGTCAACAGCGCCGGCTGCGTGGGAACGACCGTATAGTCGATGAGGCCGTAGGTCGGTCCGAACGTCGCGACCGTGCCCCCAGTCCCGATCGTACCGGACTCATCTAGTTCGGCGGCAGGTTGGCGGCGACATAAGCGGTGAAACCTTGCGCGCCACCATTCCCTGCGTCGATCAAAAGCCCTCCGTAGTAAGTCGGATGGGTGCCATCATAGCCGTAGGTTTTGTAAACAGCGAACGCATCGCCAACCGACAAGGATGCGACCGTGAGTCCAGTTTGGCAGAGGATATACGACGTTGTGTTACCATAGACGCGGCAGACCTGACCGGCGTCTGCCCCCGAGGTCATTTTCATGACCATTCCAGGCATCGCGTTCGAGGCGTTGCTACCACCGAGCCAACTTGCCGTCGTGTAGTTGATCATCGAGCCGGAAGACCCGCTCGCGATCGTCCCTGTCCCGTAGGGAACCGACGGCGACAGCCAATAGCTGCCGCCGAGGGTCGGAACATTCGAGACGTTTACTTCAAGGGTCGCGGCAAGGTCGAAGATGCCGGCGAAATGCCCGGTCGGCACTCCACCGCTCGTCACGGGAGCCCCCGCCAGCCATTGCGCGCCGGCCCGCAGCCAAGCGTTGTAGGCTTGGCGCGAGCTTTCCAGGCTGCTGGGCGTGAAATTGGCCGGTACGATCATGTCGTCAGTCGACAACCCGCGCGGCAGCATCGTGGTGACGATGACCTTTTTGCCCAGCGCCGACTCCGCCGCGGCGAACGTTTCAAGATTCGCGGCCACGGTCTGCCAAGACAGAGTTGCGACGTAGAGATCATTCGTCGATAGATCGGTAACGACAGTATCACAGAAGTCCATCATCCGCAGCCGCATCGCCCCGCCGGGGAAACCGCCGCCGGTAAACGACTGCATTTCAGCCGAGGGGAGGCTGAAGTTCAAAATATTGTAGGTGCCAAGATGGAAGGCGGCGGCGAACCAGTTCTCGCCCCGCGGATCGGTCGTATTGACGGTCGGGATGTCGGCGGTCTGGCTGATGACTCCGGTGCCGGCCTGGATACTGTCCCCGGCCCCGCAGTAGCCGATGGAAGCCGCGTCGTTCCCAAGCACGATCGGAAGGCTGGTGTAACAAGTGTTCAAGCCCGCGATTGGCATCGCGCCTGTTCCGACCACTGCGTTGGCCTGAGTCCCGCCGCAGGAAGATCCGGTGCCGGAGAACCCGGTCGGCAAGTTTCCATTGTAGCTATAGGTGGCCGCGGCCGGAGGCGTGGCGCCCGCGGTCGTGCCGACGGCGCCGGTGTCGATATAGACAAGGCCGGGCGCCGGAAGCGTCGCCAGGTAGGTCTCCGCGCCCGTTGTGGTCGAGCGGTAGATTTTGATGCCACCCGCGCAGCCTAGCGGGTCCGCCGTGGCCGTAGCGGTCAGCGTGACGGATGACGTCGCACCCGTCGTCGTAACGGATTGCTCGGCAGTCGGCCCGCTCTCCACTCCGGCCCCAAGGCCAGGAACGAGGCACGTTTCCTTATAGTAATATGTTGCAGCGGCGAGCGTCCCTCCCGTCGTTAATCCAGCGGCAGCAAGGGCGGCTGGAGGCGCGGCGACATAGGTTCCAAACCGAATGGCGAACTGCGTGCCAGCGGGGATAATAACGCCCAGCTTGTCGGTCAGTTGACCGGTCCCGACTGTCGCGGACCACATAGTGCGAGAGCCGCGCAGTGTAAAACACGGCTGGTTCGTGTTGGCCACGCCGAGCGGATATTCCACACAACCAAGATACGCGACAGGGTTCGGCTGCGCGATTTCCACGCCGCCGGCACTGGCGGCGGTCTGCTCGGGCAGGAACAGTTGGAGCAGCGATATCGGTCCCCGCGTCGTCACCAAGGCGCGGATGGACTCGCCGTAAATCGGCGGCGTGCTGTAGGTGCCCTCCAATGCCGTAACCCAACTGCTCAGTCCCACGGGCTTGGGGCTGAGCAGGCCATTCCGCACGGCAAGCGTCGCCAGCGCCTGCCTCGTCGTGCCGCCAGTGGCGAGAGCGGTCGCGGCGGACACGTCGGTGCCGCTGAGCGAACCGCCGCTCAGTGTCCCGCCGGAGGCCGGGAGCGCCGCATTGGCGGTCGCGAGAGCGGCCTCAGCAATGCTGGTGACGCCCGGGAGGATGCTTAATGCGTCTGCGGCTTGCAAGAGGGCGTTATTGGCCGTCGCCGCCACGGTGGCGACGCTTGCCTGCGAGCCCGCGCCCCCGTTTGTCGGCGTGACGACGGCGGCGGACACGTCGGTGCCGCTGAGCGAACCGCCGCTCAGTGTCCCGCCGGAGGCCGGGAGCGCCGCATTGGCCGTGGTTTGCGTGGCCGCCAGAACGCCGCCGTCGCCCACGGTGCCCGTCGTAGTGCCGATCATCGTCGCGGCGATCTGTGCCGCAGTCGGAGTGCCTGTCAGCCCGGCAACACTCTGCACTGCGCCCGAAGCGGAGAGCGTGCCGTCGCCCGCGATGCTGACATTTGCGCCCTGCTTGACGCCGCCAAGCACGGAAGATGTGGCCGCAGGAACGCTCAGGATGCCGCTGGACAGCACCAAGCCGGTTCCGGGGGTGATTGCCTGCGCCAGCCCGGCGGTGCCGCTGGTGCCAAGCAGCGCGCCTGCGGTGGCGGGGAGGGCGGACTGGATTGCGGCGATGCGCGCGGCGGTCTCTGCTGTCAGCGCGCCGCCATCGGCTACTGTGCCGGCCGTGGTCCCGACATTGAGCGTCGCCGCACCACCCAGATTGAGGCTGGCGCGGGCTTGCGCTTGAGCGGCCGATCCCTGCTGTGCAATCTCGCCGAGCCCCCGCTGGATCAGCAGTGGGCCAGCGGTCGGTGCCTGGGCAAGTGCGAGCGTCGGCCACAACGCGGCCAGGATAAGCGCGAGTCTTTTCATGATGATGTCCGGAAAGGAGCTACAGAGTCAGCCGGCGTACCATTGTGTCTGCGGCGATTGCGTCGTGAAGGAAATCCGGCTGCCGTCCGCGCCGACGATGAACGGCACATTGACCCCGAGGTCCTCGATCTGCGCACCCGCCGGCGGATAGATCGGTGCCGCATCGGCGGGGTCCCTGTTCTGCACGATGACTGTTCCGCTCGCGAACCCCACCGCAGGCAGGATGAATCCCGATCCGCTCGGCACGCTGGCGATGATGTTGGTCTGCGCCAGCAATGGAAGCGCGGTTGCCTGATTTGTCCCCGTTCCAACCAGTCCCGTGGCGACGCTGGTAGATCCAAACACCGGAACCCCCGTGCAAAACGTTATCGGCATGCCAAAACCGGGATTGGGCGGCGGCGGGCAAAGCTCCGAAGGGCGGCCGACAGTGAGCCCGAAGTGCCAGGTCCAGACGCGGCCGGACGCCCCCATTGCCGTGACGGCAATCCTGTAGACCCGCCCTGCAACACCGCCGCCGAACTGCGCCGTGATGACGCTGCCGTTGACGGCGAGATCGAGTGCCGCGAGCTCGCCCGATCCGCTCGGCGCGATGGCGAGCGAGATTGCGGCGAGGATGTCCCCGACATCGGCGAGTAGTGCCGTGACGTCGATCGAGTAGTCGAGATCGCATCCCGGCTGGGCTGGGGGGAAGATGCCGTCAAGGCGCTTCCATAGCGGCCTGCTGACCGGCAGCACGATGGTGCGGGCCATTGAAGCGGTCATCAGATCGCCGCCACCTGTTCCGGCCATGTCGGTGTGCCGCCGCCTTGCAGAACCGCAGCCTGGACGCTGAGGGCGTAGACGAGATCCCGCGATGCCCGGTACAGCGCCACGATCTGCGGTCCGGCGAGCGAGTGGGCATCGCCGGCGAGATCAGCGACCGGCAATGTGCCGCCGCCACCCGGCAGCCCGAGACCCGCCGCGAAGTCGCGCGCCAGGATGCCGACTTGCTCCACCACGGGGGGAGCAAGGGAGTAGACGGCGGAGGCGGCGGGACAGGACCGGCAGGTGATGGTGATGCCGGCCATGGCGCGGCTGGCGAACGCCGCGGCGGCCTGCTGGATGGGCGTGGGGCCTGATGGCAGCGGAGCCGGAACCGTCTCGCGCGCCACCAGGGCGCCGTCCTGGACGGCCCAGCCGCCGGGTTTCGCCATGTGGCTGTCCCATTGCTCCGGCGTGACCTCGATCAGGTCGGCCGGCTGCGGCAGGTCGGGATAGCTCAGCGCATCGGTATCGTACCAGCCCGTCACGGGTGCCGGTTGCGCGGCGGCATGGTCGAAGCGTGCATAGAGGGACATCCTCTACCACCCTATCGCGAGGAAGGATTGCGTGATCGATCCGCCCGTCCATCCGCTGCCGGTCCACGATTCGGCCCATCCCTGATAGCCGCTGACCGTTGGATTCGACGCGCCGTGCACCGTCGGGGTGCCTGATCCCCACGAACCCGCCGCCGCCTCTTCGCAGACGAGTACCTGAAAGCAGCCGTGCGGGAACGTGACCGGGAACGTCACGCTGCTCGGTGCGCCGATATTATTGCAGCCCCACTGGATGATCAGACCCGACGGCAGGTACTGCACGCCGGACACGCCAACACTCGCCGGGCCGGTCGTGACACCGAACTGCCCGAGGTTCACGGCTTGGCTGGACTGCGTCGCCGCCGCGACGGCGAACTGATAGTTCGCGTTGCCAGTCAGCGCCGCCTTGTTGGCATAGAGCCATGCCGTGCGGTTCGCGAGGGCCTGCGCTGCCGCGTTGTCGACACCGATGCCGCCGTGCGAGGCGCCCGTCGCCTGCCCTTCGACGAGGTCGGTCTGCAGGATGCCGGGGACCGAGTTGGGCGTGTAGCTGGCGCTGTCGATTAGGGTGCCGCTCATCGGGTCTGCCTCAGTACGTGATCGTGTAGCTGCCCGCGTACGTGGCGGTGCCATTGAAGGTGAATGCCGGGGTCAGGGCATGGGTCCAAATCGGCACCGGCGCCGTGTGGAGCGCGACACAGGTCCAGACCGTGCCGGTGCCGTCCGTCACGGTACCGCCGACGGTCGTTGGCCAGGTCGGATGCGCGGATCCGGTGGTGCCGGCTGTCGTGCAGCACTGCACGTTGCCGTTGCTGTCCTTGATGATGGTGCCGACCGCCACGGCAGTGCTCGCCGACCACGCCGCCGTCACGACCCCGATGGAGATCGGGGTTCCGGTCGCGCCGGTATTCCCGAACAGGCCAAGTTCATTGACCGTTATGCCGGGTACCGCGCCGTAGTCGGTCGGCGTGATGGCGTAGCTGAACGTCACCGATCCGGCCGAAGGATAGGTGTGACCGGTGACAGCGTTGTAGTACTGCGCCGATCCGCTCAGCGCGGTGTCGCCCACGGCCGGTGTCGTGGTGCCGGATCCGAAGCCCATCAGGCTGACCGGCTGGCCGGTGACATCGCCGCCGGTGAGATGGGCCGCAGCAACCAGCGCCGCGTTCACGATGAGGTTGTGGCGGGCACAGATCAGCTTTCCATTCCGGTAGAGACGGAAGGACCCACGCATCTGTTCTTGCTCCTGTCGGGCTATGCGGTCGGCGTGCCGTTGATGGTGAAGCCGGAGTCCACGATCGCGGGCTGCGTGCCGCCGTGGGTCAGTCCGGTGTGGTAGAAGTGCGCGTTGTGGTACGGCGTCGTCTTCTTGA